GGAGTATCTTTTGCCTTTTGAAGACCTTTTATCCTTGCCCAAAGGAACCATGCTCAAGGCCCCTTTTTTCTTTTTGTTCGACATTTTAAATCCTCCTTACATATCTATCATGGATTTATTTTTTTCCACGTTTTCTCTCATCCCGGAAACCTCTCCTCCTGTCCTTATGGCGTGTTCCATTCTTCGACGAGGAGCACTTGCTTCTCTGGATATATTACTTGCCATAGACTCGTAACTAGAGGATCTTTTCTTTTTAGGTCGTTGAGGGCCTTCAACTCTGCTTAAAGCTCCATTACTCATGATTATTTCCTTTATTTACCGTCACCGGAAGACGAAGATCTTCGTGACTTTTTCCAATTTCTATAACCTTCCAGCCCTTGCTTTTTTATCTGGTTGCCCATGCGTTTTCGTTTCTTTTCAGGGCTTTCCCAACCCTCCTGCCTTTTTGCCTGCTCGGCCATGCGTTTTAATTCCTTTTTCTCTGTATCATTTCCCTGCGATTTTTTTTCTTTGGGAAACACCTTATCGTAATCGCGAATCCTCTCGTCCGTTCCTTTCGGGACTTCTTTAGGAGGTCCTGTTGGAGGAACGTTCGAGGATTTTTTTTCGTTCGTGTCCCCATCGTCTTCCAATGAAGAAAGAAGTCCGCCGCCACCACCTCCGCCCCCAAGAGCGGAAGCGCCGATAGAATGTTTACCCCCGTGAATGGGACGAAGACCTCCGCCGCCTCGTTGGCCACCTATGCCGCCACCGCCGCCGCCACCGCCGCCACCTCCTCCGCCACCTCCTCCAACAGGACCTCCCACTTGCCCTAAAGCGCCTCCTCCGCCGTGGATAGCTTGAGAGCGGGCTCTATCCGCCGCGGCGGCTTTAGCGTCCATTATTCTCTTGCGCTGCTCTTGATACGGATCGCTAACACCCCATTCAAGGGCTTTATTCAACAGGTCAAAAAAACCGCCGCTTCCGAATTTATTAGCCATTATATAATTCCTTATGCCGTCTGTATTAATTGTGAGGTCATGCTCTGCAGCGCCGTATGCAGGGCCAAAGCCGCTTTAGCAATGTCTATGTACATGGAAGCTCCCGCCGCCCCCGACGCGTGCCTGACGGCCAGAATGTTTTTAATGTTGGATACCTGTGCTTCCACATAACCCAGATTGAGTTTTTCGGCGTCGAGTTCAGCGGAAAGATTTATCCTGTCCGAATCCATCGTTACCTCATATGCTTTGAGTATGTTGGTTATCTCTGTTCCAAACACCGAAGCATCCACCTGATATTTTTCCAACTGAGCCCTTAGCTCTGCTGTATTAAGTTCTATATTGGCCTTGTAACCATCCACGAGCGCCTGATAATACGCCAGTTTGGTTCTCGCCTGCTCTACCTGCAAAGCAAGCCTGCTTTGCTGAACATCCGCTTCGGCCTTGGCGCCTTCCACTTCCGAAACATACGCCCTGACCTGCGCCTCGTATGTCTCGAACCACAGTCTTTGTATTCCCGCATAAACATGGGCCGCTTCCATCTCCGCCTTGTAAAGCGCTACTATATTAGCCGCGCCCTCCAGTTGCGCTTTATAAAGGTCCACGGAAGACTGATTGGATGCGATCGACATCTTGGACTCTTCGAGTTTTCCTTTATATATCTCCAACTCGGAAATGGCGGAATCTATCTGTGTCTTGAAGAGATCCGAACGAGAAGCCAGTTCCTTGATTATTTGATCGTGCTTGGCGACTCTCGCGTTGTATATCTGGACAGCGAACTCCGCCAAGGATTTTTGGACATTCAGCGCTCTTTCCCTGACGGCGTTATGGAAATCCAGTTCAAGCTGGTACACAGCCCTTGCCTGTTCCACGGTGAACTGTTCACGCTGCCATGAAAGATCGGCCTGTTTGATCAGGGTGTCTCTGGCGGCGGAAGAGAGAGTGTCTTGTTTCTTTTGTATGACTTTGTTTATGGCGTCTTGGGCCGGGCCGGGAGGAATGGAAAACCCCCGCGAAGCGAACGTGTTGAGTATCTCGCTAATGGAGGAATCCGCTATCTCGGACTCCCTGTCACGGGCCCTGTCAAAGATGGCCTGTTCCGCTTCCGGATTTAAAGCGGAGACTCCGTTATTCAACCAGTCCAGTATGACGGCGGTCAGGGGGCTTTCCATCGCCGACACCAGAGCCTCTTCAAAATAATCGAACTCATGTGTCACTTCCCCGAGATCGGGAAATTCCGCCGTTATATCGAAAGACGGTATATTAGCCACCGGGGGCGAAGGAACCGACACCGGAAGAAAATCCGGAACGACAGGGTTGGTATAGTCCGGAAGATCCGGGAAGGTAGGCAGGGAAAACGTCGGAGATTCCGCTGTCAGGGTCGGCAGTGTTATGTCGTTTATATCATCGAAGGTAACGGTGGAACTGGCCGGGGGATCCGGTATTGTAAGACCGAAAGTAGACCCTATGGTCGGGGACGTGGGGGTCTTGCTCTCTATCATGGTTCTGGCTGAGATCGCCGGATCGTCTATCGACCCTGCGACGACCGTGGCCCGAACATCGGGGATGGTCGTCACGTTTGTACTCATAATAGAAGACAAAGTGTTTATAAAAGAATTAGCTGACGATAACTGAGTGCTGGCGTAGCCGTGAGCCTGATTCTGGATATAATTAAGCGTAGTGTCTGTTACAGTTTGATCCCAAACCATTTATTTACTCCTGCTCAGCACGGATACTTCGGGGACCAGAGCTATGAGATCAAAATCCGCCCCGTCAACGTTACCCATCCCTATCTGCCACGTCTCTGATTCAGAGTTACCGAGACGCCTTCGGCGATTATGCACGCCAGTTCTTCCTGTATAGTCCACCGGATACCGGCGTTCCACTTCTTCTCTCGACACGGTAACAAGCTCTAATGTTCCCGCGCTACGGGCACTTATTTTCAAAGCCTCCACGCGTTTCAACAGGTCGGTTCCGAAATCCGTTATCCCTGTTTTTATTTGACTGGTTATGGTTTCGGCGCCATCGAGATCCCCTGTCATGGCGTGTATTCCTGAAGAATTGGCTATATAGGTCACTCCCGCGTACTCGCAAAGAGATTCCATGTCTATGCCCGAGTAAGTGGTAACTTTGTAATTACGCGGATTTATCACGAAGATAGAGTATGTCTCGGCCTCTACCTTGTTTCCGGTCCCTCTTATAATAAGTGACGGGGCCTCTATTACTCCGTCGGCGATCGAAGGAGTTGAACCCTCGCCCACTACGGAAAGTATCATGCCCACGGAGCACGTTCCGGTGTGCGTCCCCTGTCCCGCCCCAAGAACCGCCAGAACTATTTTCGCGGAACCTTCGCCTACGGAACCACCATTCCCCACCCCGTCAAAACCGAACAACGGCAGGGAGAATGCTCCATCCGCTCCTTCGCTGTTTTGACCCGTTCCCGACATCGCTACTTCGGGAAAAATCGATCCCACTCCTACAGAACCGTCAATATCTGATCCGACCACCGACATAGCGACGGCTACGGAACCTATTCCTTCGACACCCGCCGCTCCTCCCAGGGCCACGCCCCCGCTTCCTGTAATGGAATTAGGATTCTGAACGGCGGCCCCTCCGAAAGAAACTCCGCCGGAGGTCGATACGTAATTGCCGGACGGAAGGGTGAACACCCTGAGAACATTGTCCGTCCATCCCGTCGTCAGGTTGGTCTGAACGTCTATGGCGTGCCACGATACCCCATCGTAGGATATCTCAAATGTGTACGTTTTAGGAGACGTGTCGTCGGTTGGTTTACCGACATTTATACCGTACTGCGTGACCACCATAGGAACGGATATATCGAATACGAGATACTGATACGCTCCTCCGGTGTCCCACCTGAATTGAGTGGGGGAGCCGGGATTGTCGTCATATAAGTCTGGAAGAGTCCCGGTAGTTGGATCAGGATCGGAAGTGTTCTCGTCCAAGGCGTCGGCGGATAACCAGTCCGATCCGCTTACCGTCTCCCGGAACTCCATTTCTCTGATGATTAAATAATATTCCCCCGCCGGATTGTAGTTGGACTCCGCGAACTTGAACCTTACTTTATTGTCCACCACGTAGCCGTTATCGGTAAAGGACGCCGTATAAGTCTTCGTTCCGGCGTCACCCCACGAGGACAGGCCGGTTCTAAAATCGACCACTTTCCACACAAGGGCGCCGTCTTCCCGCTCAAGAACCATTCTTAAAGGATGCGCGTCGTCGGCTACGTCGCTCAGGGAAGGAACCCTGACGGTGTATTCCGTAATCTCCACAGGGGAGTCAAACTCAAACTCCACCCACCCTCTTCGCAAATACGATGACTGCCAGTAGGTATCGGAGCTTTCGTCCGTAAGAACGCTCCCGGGGCCTCCAGAGGTGGATACCTCGGCCTGTGAAGCGATATTAGGGCCTCCGGACGTCTCGTACAGGTATATCTCCGACAACGCAGGGTAAGCTGTAACCTCCTGCGTATCGAGAACATACAGACGCCACTTTTTGCTTTTAGCCATGTCAGTTCACGCTCGCTCCGGTTATCTTCGGGGTTATCGCAATGAAATCTCCGTTAGCGGCTATTACTATAGGATCGGTAAACCTTTCCGACCACAGAAGGGTAGTGGTGTCGTTGGCCACTACAAAATATCCATACACCGTATTAGAACCGCCCGAGGAGGTAAAATCAAACCTCTGCAGGGCGTAGGCCCCCTCCGCCTCCCCTGTCTCCTGCGCCACGGTCCAACTCGCCGCGGTCAGGGTTTTAGCGGCGTATCCATTGGTGCTCATCTCCGTGTAAGTGCTTTTCGTATCCGACGACGAGGGTGTGATATCGTTGACATACAGGCGCAATGTAAAGTTCTCCGACTTGAGCGCCAGTTCCATTAACTTGTTTTCCCCTACTGCAGGGACCACTAATGCCATTGCGCTCTCCTTTTAGGTTACGGAAATGGTCAGGGTGGATATTCGTTGCGCCTCGCTGGTCACTATCGAAGCGGAATTTAAATTCATCTCCCCGTTACCGGAAGTGGACACCACCCCGTCGAACCGTATTTCGGTTTTCGAAGAAGTGTCGTCGGCGTCGGGGTCGCCCCCATTGGTGGTCAACCGGAACCATCCCACGGTCCCCGTAGCTACAGCATTGGCTTCCACCGATGCTGACAGCGCCATCGCCCCATCGGCGGCGGCATTCCATGAAAGCGCCGTAAAAGTGACCAACTTGGTGTAACTGGTTGTCGGGGAATCAGCGGACGCCGGGCGTGTCCCGGTGTAATACGTTACGGTTCCACTGGCCATTAACGCCCGAAGATCGTTGTCTCCATCCAATATGGCGTTTTTAGCGCCGGTGGAAAGCCTTATTGCCATGTCATATCTCCTTACTCATATTGCCTTGTAATTTTATCTTCGGGTTCAAAGGAATTTCCCCCTCCGGACACGTCCTTTAAGGACACTATTATTTGGGGATAGCCTCTGTTATTCTTTTGCACGAGTATCCCCGATCTCGCCGAAGGAAACTTGACGGATGTTTGAGTGACGTTATACACTTCCCCTCCCGGAAGACCCAACAGGCACCCTTGTTCAGATACCCACACCGCCACGTCCCCTATCACGTTTTTCATTTTAAGAGCGTCTGACGGAATTGAACCGCCCCCCTGAGCCGGATATTCCGAAACCTCTTTCTGTATAAGCTCCATAAAATCCATACCACTTAAAAAAGATACCTTGTCCGTAGTGGAGATATACACCCCGTTATTGACAGGCTCCACCATCCTGATATTTCCATCAAAAGGTATGTAGGATTTCGATATATTGAACAGGTCGTACTGAAAAGGCTCGCTTGCGTAGAGCATGTTTTCACTCGCTACAAGCAGGCGCCCGTTAAATTCCTTGACAATGCTTCCCGGAGGAGCAGGGTGTTTAAATTGGGTGGAGAGGGGGCGCCCAAGGACACCCCCTCTCCATGCGGTCGTGGTCTGGCTGTTAGGAAGGGTCATAGCCAGATAAAGCTTTTCCCCGTTGGTGGTCGATATATAAATGTTTTTAGAAACCACCTGCTCGTCTGCGGATACCGGCAGGGAAGGAAACAGTATTCCCGCATTGGAAGAAACCTGAATCGGAACCGCCACACCCGTCCCGGACTCCCTGCCATCATACGCCACGTACGTCAGGGCCACCTGATAAACCCCTTCCGTTAAACCTCCGGAGCCTTCGGACAATGCCGTAAGAGGGGGCCAGTCCATCCCCCACTTCATGAGCGTTCCATCGCGCAATACCCCCGAGTAGGTGTTTTCGCTGAAGTATACCGCTCCCAGGAGGGACTGATAAGTTATACGATCTCCGGAAAGACCCGGTTTAATCTCAGTGTACGACAAGTCCCCCACGGAAGAGATATCAATCCTGCCCATAGCGAGGTCCTTGCCCACGAACATCCCTTCCCGGCAAGCGTATAAGGAATGGTAGTTTCCTGCCAATTTATTTACGTGCCCCTTTCTTCGGGAAAGTATTTTTTCAGTATCGTCAAGATCGACATTGTCCGCCTCCGCCAAGGCGCGGTCCCCAAAAGCCGCGGGATCCTGCACGTTGTTCAGACCGCCCCATTTCATTAATAATGTCCTTTCACGTATCGCGGTCCACGCCTGTTGGCCCTTAACGCTTTAAGAGATCGTGCGCTTGGTTTCCGTCCAAAGTATCTTTCAAAACTTATGAAATGTTTTTCGGAAAGGTTCGGGTCGTATGTCTGAGAATCTTTTTTCTGGTACGCCCTGTGAAGCATCCAGTCCACCAGACCGTCCTGAGCGAAATTAGGAAAAGAAAGATTCGTCGTCATGTTATCCATGTCAATTTCTTCATGAAACACGTCCGCCACAAAAGTAACGGTGGCGCTGGCTGAGGGTATAGGATATAAATTTATGTACTTGACAGGCTCCTCATCCAGAATATATTTGGTGGGTTCTCCCTCCGTAACGGTCCAGTCGGTGCGGGGATACGCGGAGTCCATCTCTTCCCGCGTAGTCGGCTCAAGCACCCCTTCTCTTCCGGTTATGCGTACAGAACTTATCCTGTTAACGCGGGGATCAAGAGAATAGCGCGCCACCGAAGGGGACACCGCCACTTGATTCAATGTAGCGTCACCCACGGAAGTAATAAGAGAGGGTTCCCGTATGCACGCTTCGAAAAGCGCTTGGTTAAGGTAATCTATAAGAACCTCGTCCCCCCACAAAAGATCCTCTTCAAACCCCTGATCCACATCAGCGGCCAATTCCCTGAACTGCGCTATTATTTTTTCGGGAGTCATTTAATACTCCACGCCCCCCTCAAGTTCCAGTAATACCAGTCTTAGTTCGTCGTCCGTAACCAGTTTTTCGGGGCGATAGTTCCAGTTGACCAGAGAATACTTCTCCAGTTCCCTGCGGGACATATCGTCAAGGTCTTTGGGTTTTTCCAGTTCCGTGTACTTGGTTTTTTCCTTGATCTTTTTCTTTGCCCATCCCCCCTTGATAAACACTTCCGGCTGCTGAAAAAGAATGTCGGCGTTCACGGGATCAAGCATGTGAATCTCGCCTTTCTCCCATACCAGGTGGATACCGTTGACTTTTCTTTTTTGCCATGTGGCGCTTATGTTTTGTACAGGAATCTTTTCCTTGTCACCCACCTCGGTCTTCAGGGGTTTCTCTTCCGGGCTTTTTAAAGAAGCCTCGTTCTCTAACTCTTCAGGGTTTTCCAGAAAAAAGTCTATGACACTTTTCTTAACACTCATCGATCTCTCCCGTAAATTCGGGAAAGGGGCGCAAGCGCCCCCCTCCCTTTATTCAAAACGTCAGAGATAGCTGCTCGACGCCGTGCCGTTGAACACGAACTCCACCACGACATCCACCTGCCCGGAGCTTCCCCCCGAGGCCGCGTTGTCGAGAGTGGCGATAATACTCGCGTTCTCGGTTAAATGAATCGGGACTCCCGACCATGCGGCGGCTCCCGCCGCCGCAACATCCGCCTCCGAGTAAAAAGCGTCGTCCGTAGTAGTGGACTTGGTTTTGTACCCGAACGACATCGTAGCCGACGTTCCCAAGGCCCCGTTGACATAACGGAACCCTGTGATAATCGACCCCGCCGGAACGGTCGTCATGTAAGTGATCGTTCCGGACGCCGCCGTATCGAGAGTGTACTGGCCGTGCCGAGCGTTGCCCACTCCGGTATTATTAGGCTCGGAGTGAGTATTGGCAAACAAATTAGCCATGATTTACCCTCCCTTATGGCATTCCGTTGTAGTCAAAGTCCACAATGGCCGTGATCTTCGGAGTCCCTGTGAAAGCGCCGTCCATAACTTTTGCGGTTATGGTAGTCTCTAACGTCACACTCAGCGGATGAGAGGCGGACTGCGCCTGCCCCGCCGCGGTTGCGACATCCAGATCGGCATGAAAATATGTCAGACTGGAAGCGCCGGAGTTACTGTACCCGACATCCATAGTGACACTTGTTCCACAGTCGTCGAAGATCATCCGCACGCCCTTGATGGTCGAATACGCCGGAATCTTGCAAAGGTTGATTACACTGTTCTCCACTACCGAAGATGCGGTGAAAGTGTACGATACGGTTGTCGAACAGTTATTGCCCACGCCCCCGTTAAAAGGGGCGTTCGACATATTGTCCGCGTTAAAAGTAGCCATGTCGCCTCCTATTAAGCGTTAGGGTCCGGAGCGTAGGAATCCATTACCGCCACACCATGATCGGTGGTTTTTCCATCGCTTCCAAGGAACCTGATTTTTGACTTTCCGCCCATCGAGCTTACGGAACACTCGTAGGTGTTATCGTGATCTTCCGCGACCATTCTCTCGAAAAAGTCGTAATAGAAGTCCGAACCCTTGCTCTTTCCGTACACATCAGCCAACGCCTGAGCGCCAAGCAGGATGGCCCTGTCCGTTACCACCGCTGTAGTGGCCGTGGTGGTGGAGAAAACGTCCGTGGTATCCGCTACCGTGACACTCTCACTGGCCGCCCACCTGATGGAACGGGTCATCTTTTTAACAAGAATGCCGTCCCACAGACCTACATCGCCGGTAAACAGGGGGTTCTTGGCGGAACGCTCACGCGCCTGCGCCTGAAACTGCCTGAGAGAGGCGGGGCCTGTCTGGTTCTTGAGCCAGTACCACTGGCGCGGGGATACTAAAAGAACGTAAAGGGGATCTTCCTCGGCTGACGGATCGCCCGGCAGTTTTACGCCCTGCATCGGAAAAGCCGCCTCGTCCATCGCGGCGCGAAGCTTGCTGATGTCTTCCAGTTTGAGGAAATCCGCCGTGGTCAGGGAATCAAGCCCCGACGCGCTGCCAGCGTAATAATGCCTGTTGTATGTAGGCGCCACCACGCTGTTGACCAGAATGCTTGAAAAATCCGTGTCGGTGTCCAAAGGAATCACCCAGTCCGGAGTTTCCTCCTGGCCACGGGCCCCCGCCAGATGAACCAGTTTAATCTGATCCTCAAGGCGAGACATCCAGCCGGAAAGGTACGCTTTCGAAAGAGAACGCAGGTTGTGCACCGTGCGCTGCTGCGTCATCTTTCCGCCCGGAGAGACGCCGCCCCTGTACTGATTGATCGTTATGTCCATCGAGGACGATGAAAGCGACATCAGCTTGCCCTGAATGAGGCCGTCACCCATGACAGGCTTGCCCTGCACTATGTTGAACAGGTCCACTGACACAGTGTCACCCGCCGATTTTGAAAGATCCGTGACCTTCACTATCGGAAACTCCGGAGGGGACTGTTCTTTTTCTCTGGCTTTCTTTTCCGCCGAAGCCTGCTTCGGGGATGGTCCGGCCAGATTCTTCATTATGGTATTCCTGCGATTAGTCTCCGCGAAAATAGCCACACTAAACGCTTTACGCGCTAATGCGTGACCTACGGGAATCGTTGTTACCGCCATTTCCTATCTCCTAAAATTGCGACGGCTTTACAGGCCGTGCGCTTTTATAAAAGCGTCCATCGCCTTTGAATCCATCTCGCCGAATTTATCGGCAAGTTCAAAAGGCGACATGTTCTCGATATTTCTCAGAGTAGCGGGTGCGTCCCCTCCTCCCAAGTCGCTATGAGAGAGTGGCGCCCGTTCCTCGGCCTCGTCAAGTTTAGCCTTGACCTTCTTTTCAACATCCTTTTCCCCTTTATCGGGTTTCTGACTCTGTAAGGAGTCCTCGGGGGCCTTGAGTATTCTGGCCACGTACCTGAACTGGTCCTCGTAACTCATCTTGCCGTACTCCGGATCGTTGTCCGCCAAGGCGTCGTCAAGGGCTCTGGCCCTTTCCCACATCTCGGGGTCCGAACTTTGCCACATAGCGATGGCGGGTACAGCGTCTATGGCCTCCTGAATGGACGCTACAGTCTGAGATTGATCCTTGGTGGAGGCGTCGATAACATACTCACCCACCTTCCCGATAGCTTCCTCGTGTTTGGAAAGCTGCTCGGTCAAGGACGCCACTTTATCCGACATGCCGCGCATGGTGTTAAAAATAGCGTCAGCGAGTTCGTCGCCGTATTCCTCCCGGAACTTAGCCTCGTCGAGTCCTCCCGTAACAGAATCCTTCTCACTTGCGGCGAGCCTGCCTTCAAGCTCCTGCAAACGGGCGGTCATCTGTTCGATCTCTTCGCGGCTTCTCTCTTCCTGTCCCTGAAACTCTTCCTGCAGTTCACGAACGGTGTCCACGAGAGCGTTTTTCTGCTCTCTCTCCGCTTCCAGAACCGAGAAAGGAATTATATGTTTGCCGTCCCGGGCGTACACGCCGTCGGGGGCTTTTTCCTCTTCCTCCTCTTCTTCGGAGGGTTTTTCCTCTTCCGCCGCTTCCGGGATTTCCTCCTCCTCTTTTTCAGGGGGCTTTTCGTCCATCACCGAAGCCAGCGCCTCTTCATCAAGCTCGTCAGGATTGTCCATATAATAGTTCAGGTCCTTTTCCATTCTTCTTCTCCACTTTTCGCGTTGGTTGCGTTGAAATTGAAAATCATAATCAATATCAGTATATCATATTTTATTCAAGAGTCTCCATTCCCGTGAACGCTCCCGGAGGAGGCGCGTTTTCAGGGGCTCCCTGCGGAATAGGAGGAACCGACGCCGTTTGCGGGCGGGGCGGGAACATCGGAGAAGTATTCTTCTCGGCCTCCCCCGGCAACGGCTCGGGGCCCTTTTTAACCGCATTCGAAGCTATGGACGGGGGCCCGTTTTTATCCACCCACCCGGCTCCCGCCAAGATCTCGTCGGCAGCCGCGGCGGTTGTCGGAGTGGTCCCCACGAGCGACGCCGCCTGCATGGCGGCATACGCCGCCTCGACGTTGTGGCTGATCGTCCGGGCCTTGATCTCCTCCACCTTGGCCTTCTCGAGCTCCATTTCGTAGCGTATCTTGTCCTCCTCGTACTGCTTCATGCGCTTTTCACGCTCCATGCTCTCTTCATATGCCGCCTTCTCTTCCGGCGACATCTTGTCCACGTCCGGCGACAGGCCCGCTATCTGGCGCATATGCTCCGCCAACTCGTCCCGCCCGGGGATGTCGAGAGCCTGCACCACCAGCGGCATCAGCTTGCCCTGCACTTCCGGGGTCAGGTTCTTGCTGGCGTCCAGTAACATCTGCAACTGCTGCGCCCTGTGAGAAGGTGTTGAACGCATCTCCTCAAGAGCCACGTGCAGGCGGGTTCGTGATATATCATTGGATATTATGGAGTTACCATACTCATCCGTCGTGGGTACGTTGAGATCGATCACCTTGGACGGAGCAAATTCCTGCTTGACTTTTATGGACAGTTTGTTTCTTCCTATGTCCGACTTCACCAGTGAAAGCAAAAGCTCCCCGCACCTTCTTTTGGCGTCCGAGAAGTTCTGGTTCAGGCCCGCTATCGTGGTCGATCCCTGCTCTATCAGGTTGGCTATCGCCACGCCCGACTCCGCCGCGGACTCCTGCCCGAGCATCGACTGGTACACCCCGGCCACGTCCTGAATATTCTGCTTAGCGTCCTGCAGGACCTGAAACTGCTGCTGCGACAAGTTGAGATCCGTCTCTATGCGCAGATCGTCGGGGGATTTATTCGGCCTCTCACTGTCCAGTATGATAAAAGCGTCGGGCCTTGACACCTCCGCCCGAACCTGCTCCTCCGAACCATACAAGGCGTCCGACTCCATAATGACCCTCTTGGTGGAGAGCAGCCACATCATCTTGACGCGCCGGGCGTTTACCTCGTCCTGCGGGGAACGCATCGATCTTATCAGGCCGTATGGCGACCTCGAAGCATCCTCCCGGTACCCCCAAAAGGGGATATACGGAAAATAATTGTGGGGGTACGGCGAAGGAACGTCATACATGCGGTAGGGACCCGCCCACCACGACAGGAACACCTTCGGGATTACCGCCTTTTCGATCTCCGCCACGCCCCCTGCGAGGGCGTTGAGATGGAAACTGTTACCGGGATCGTATTCCGTGACCATGTCGTTCTGGTACCTTATTATGTTCACGGTTTCCCATTTACGGTACCAGACCTCGTATATGCACACCCTTTTACGGTCGGTGTTCAGCCACGTGTCCTCTTCTATATTGAAATCCCTGCGCAGGGTCGAGGCCCTTGTCAGGTTTTCAAACTGGTCGTCCGTCAGGGACACCGGACCACCGGAATCCCCGGTAAGGGCGGGGTCCCACTCGGGCCGTTCCCGCGTCAGGGTCTTTATCATGGCGGCGTGCTTAGGGAACACCTGCGCGGCGTAGTCCACATCCATCCATTTCCTGCGGAGAACGTACCGCGCATCCGAAAGATCGTCCTTCCGGGCCCTCCAGTCCCAGTGTATCTCCCCTCTGTGCACGTAATCCGTGCGGTACCGAGATTCCATAGGGTTCGTGGACCACGCTATCTCCATAAAACCCAAGCCCACCTTTATCTGATCGGCGTAAGCCTTCGCGCATGCGCTGTTGAAGCCGGATGAACGCATCGCCTCCTTATATTTGACGTTCATCGCCTCCGCCGTCTCTATATCCTCGTCCTCGTCGGGCTTGACCACGAGATCGGTGCGGTTTTTCGCCTCCATCCCTATCAGGAGGTTTATGGTCGGGGCTATCAGGTTGGTTGTCAGGGCGGGTTGCGTGCGATCCTGAAGCTCCTGTATCTCGGCCTCGTTCCACTGGTAATTGTCGTAGTAAGCGGCTTCCTCGTCGGCGGCGTTGCGCCACGATGGCTGGTCCTGCACCTCCGAAAGAAGTTTTTCAAGGTCCTCCAGGGACATCCCCTTGTCGGGTTTCGCGGAAGGGGTGTCGGGGACGGGGGAATCGGCCACGTTTTCTGAAAATAACTCTATGTCAGCCACTTTTTATGTCCTCATAGTACACGCCACGACGCCGGTTGACGCCTGCGGCTGGAAGTAGCCTCTTTCGCGGACCGCTGACGAGCCACTGCGCCCGTTCTGAAAGCGTCCGCAGGGTCCGATGACCAGTCCCTGTGAGGCTGATTCAGGTATTCGCCCCTTTTGGGGTCCCATTTTTTGTGATATTGCCATAAGGCATCCAGTCCTTCGGAGGTTTTGACCTTGTCAAACCAGCAGCGGGGCAGAATGGAGCGAACGGCGTTGATTCCGTCCTCTATAGGCAGTTTCGCCACCGGCCTGAACAGTATTCCCAGCTTCCGCGACGCCTCCCATATGGATTTTCCGGAACCGAACTCCCTTTTTGCAAGGTCGTGGGGGCCGTAATGGGTGCTGTAAATATATTCAAGGTTCTGCAGGCGCTTTATATAGTGCTCGACCCCTTTTCCGGAGTCCTTGAAGAAGTCTATCACGTACAGGAACAGGTCTTTTCGCTGCACGAACCAGATCGCGGTGCTGTCGCCGACACCTATGTCCCACCATGTCTCCACAGGGACCGACGGATCGTAAGGAACGTCGGTCATGCGGCCCTTCTCCTCCAGAATGGAAAGCTGGTCCTTGTAATAAGACCCCTGCATTCCCCCTTCCCAACTGCAGTAATACTCCTGCTTTACAAGGTCGGGGGGCATTCCGGAGTCCACCTCCTCCTGAATCATGGCCTGTGTGATGACAGGGGACCCGTCGGGCCGCTTCGTGTCGTCCACGGTCAGAAGCTGCGCGAACCAGCGGGGATCCCCGGAGTTCATCTTCTTTTCAGCGACCTTGAAGAGATCGAAGAGGTGGTTCTTGCCTCGGGGGGTGGAGTTAAAGATGGCCCATCCCCCGTTTTCAGAGAGAATGGGCCTCACAAGATCCCACCCGGCGGGGGATTGAATGCCGTATTCAGAGAACACGCACCCTATCGGGTTGGTGCCCACTATTGAGTCGGGGTTCTCGGTGCCTACAAGCTGGACTACCGAGCCGTTTTTCAGCATTACACGGCATTCAGTTCCGTTCACGCTTTCCACTATCTCGCGGGGGAAGTGATCCATGAAACGAAAGCCTTCCCGGTCAGCCCCGTGCCAGATGATTTTCTTGCCCTGGGTGAAGGTAGGGAAAAAATAGAGATAAAGACCCACCCTTTTCAGGGCTTCCCGGACAACTATGTTCAGGAGGGTTTTGTCTTTGCCGGAGCGTCGGTGCCACACCAGAATGGCACGGACACACCCCCTGTCCATCGCTTTCCATATGGGAAGCTGGTAGTTCCGCGGCTCGTAATTAAACGGTATGGTCAGGGTGTCGGACAAAGAATTTACTCCTTTGCGGCGTCGTCCAGCATCTTTTTACGGCTCTTCAGGGCTCGGGCTACCCCTCCGACGGTAGTTTCCGGCTTCTTTTCGGGTTGTTTTTCGGTTTTCGTTTTCTTTGGTTCGGGGGTTTTGCTGGCTTCCTCTTCCCCGCCGTATTTTTTCCAAGTAGATCTCACCTCGTTTGAGAAGTTCATCTTCTTGGCTCGTTCGGCTCTCTCCGCTATATCTTCGTCGCTGGGCTTGTTAACTATTGCTTTTACGTCCCTTGCCAGTTTAAAAAGGGGACCCCCGACTTTGCTTAAAGCAGATTTAGCTTTTTTCTCTGCCATTGCTTTCTCCTTGCAGTTTTTTCAATGTCTACCTCCTATACCTCCTCCACAGGCGCCGCGCGCCTAGCTGCCGAACCAGCGACCGCCCCCCCTCGGCCTCGAAAAGGGTACCTTCCGTAATTGATAATGATTATCATTATCGCATAGC